GCTTTTCCTCTGTTCTTATATCTGGTGGATGTAAGAATTTTAAGTGGCACCGCCAAAATCAGGCTTTCATCGAATCCAAAATCAATCAAATGGGCTGTTTCCGGAAGAAACTGTAATGGGGCTTCTTTTCCGGCATCATCGTAAAGCTTGTATCTTACATAGCCATATCCATAGGTTTCCTGCAGCCTGTAATCTTTGTTCCGATTTCTGTAGGTTGTGTAGAACTTGATTTCCCGCAGCGTCGAATGGATATATACATATTCCACATCCTCTGCATCGTAAAATTCCACAATAGGGTAAGGGCTGCACTCATCCGCCGTGATCTTAAAGGCTCCATCTCCGGAAGATAACGCTCCAACGATAGCATCTCCAATCACATCGTTCAGCTTACTCCCCTCAAAGATTTCATTCCATCTTTCTTCCAGAATGTCCATATTCTCGCCAAAATCAACAGCGTCCAGATCAGCCAGCACAATGTCTTTATATCTGTCTACTACAGTTCCAACAATTCCGCTGTGTATCTTTCTTACATTTCCCTGCGCTGTGGCTGCCCAGAAGCGGGCTTTCTCCACATCCCATTTTGCAGTCTTTTTAAAGTACTGTTCCAGGGTAACTCCATCTCCCAGATACCACAGCTTGTTCTGGATCACGTTCTCACGGAAGGTATGAGCTTCTCTGATTGTAATCACCCTGTCTCTTGCAGGTTCTATCCGGAATAGCCGTGCAATAAAATTCTGAAGCCAGTTCATAATTATCACCTCTTGTAAATCTTGCCCTGGTATGGGATCCATGCGTATTGCACAGAGTTAACCATATGGTCATGCCCATCTTCTGGTGTATTGTCTTTATCTTCTTTCCAACTGTATGTTTCCATCTCATGAATGTAAGTCGAACAGGTATCGAGTACATAAAAACATGGCTCAATGCCTGTCTGGTCATCAAATGCCATCCATCCAAGCTGCGCATTGATACGATCGATAATCTCCATCTTCTTCCATGCATCGTTAAGTGTATAAATGCAGCCATTTCTTCGCTTATACTTGTTCCATTCCTGCATGGTTGCCTGATCGGCGCTGTCCAGGAATACGTTTCGTGCAAGTCCCCACTCCTTCTTGTTGCGGTCAAGGAAATCAATCAAATTCTTTACTGTATCTGAAGGAGCCAGGGGGATGTCCAGTTCTGCATTGCTGTAAACTTTTTCATCCAGAACGATGCATTTTCCTTTGTTTGTAATCCCAAGATAGGAAAAAGCAATTGTGTCCGGGGATTTCTGGGAGTATGAGGTATCGACTGCTGCCGAAAACCACATGAAAATTTCGTGTTTCTTTGGTTCTCCCGGTCTTTGTACAAATTGTTTTGCCCATTCCTTTGTGCGGACATGCCGCTGGCGCAGGAAGATGCTGAACACAAGGCCTGTTGCTTTTCCTCTGAGGCCTAAGATCTTGTTCTTGTAGATCTTGGTTCCTTTCGGGGTATTCCGGATGATCTGGTCTTTCTTTTCTTCCGGAAGTCCGGCGTTATCGTCAAAAGAAAAGAACCAGTGAACCCAGCCTGCCTTTGGTTCTTCCTTTAATTCGTCTTTAATCTCCTGTGGCGTGTCCTCTTCCCATTCAGGAAGCGGGCGGCTGCAGTTGATATACTCTTTATACACATCCAGGCTCGGATCATCCGGGTTTAAGGTTGCCATGAGATAATCACAGCGCATGGAAGCTTCACGGACAAAGTCAATATCTGCCGTGTTGATCTCATCGATGTACAGGCATCCATACTGACCGCCAAGGGCTTTCTTCCATTTCTTCTTGTTTCCATATCCCAAAACGTATATGGTTTTGTCCCCGGATGAAGTATGAAAAAGAATATGCGGGATCTTATCATCCTTGGTGCCGGATCCGTTGTACTCTACCAGGCTTCCGAAATCGTCCAGGATTCCAAGGTCTTTGTTAATAATGTTTTTCTCTGCTGTTCCTGTGTCGTCTGCTGCCAGGATATGAAGCTTTTTCGGACTCTGGGCTACCTTCAACATGAACTTAAAAATTCCTACTGTAGTCTTTCCTGCTGCCGTGGTACCTTCCAGGAACTCCACCGGTGTCTGGCATTTCAAAAACGCTTTGTATTTTTCAGACAGCACGAGATCCATGCTGCTCATTATCCGCCTCCGCTGATCTGCTTGATCAAGCTGTCCAGTTTTGATTTTTCTTCTTCCATACCGCTGAGCTGAAGCTTGTCATTCCACATTGCCAAATGGCGTCCAAGCATATCCAGGGCTTTCAGTTTGTCTGCAAGCTTGATTTCTCTTTCCACGCCATCTTCACGGACTGTATAGCTGCCAGATCGTCCCTGGAAGCATCTTCTTTTAGTGTTGCGTCTTTTGCATTGATTACATCATCTGCATTTACAAATGCAATTCTGGCCAGCTCCAGAAGAACACGGTCAGCATTTATTCCGGTTCTTTTGGATCTTTCTGCGATTGCCTCTGAGATTGCTTCTGAAACTTGGGTTTTCTGGAGTAATTCATGTCCGATCTCAGAAGCTCTCTGACCATTTTTCGCCTTGTATCCGGCTCTTATGGCGGCCTGGGTAGCATTCAGGTCAATCAGATACTCTTCCACAAATCTCTTCTGTTTTTTTGTCACTCAGGCTCACCTTCTTTCAAAAATATAATAAAATACAGTCCTGCCAGCACCATCCACGACAGCCGATTGCCGCCGTCAATCATGAAAGGGAGGTGACCGTATGCAAGAAATAACGGCTGGTGCTGTGCGCGCTGTACGAAAATTGGCATAGAAAAAGCAGCCCCGGGGAGCTGCCTGTGTTGTGTTATTATTTTAATGACTCAAACTTTAAAAACTCGTGTGAATCTACTATCATTCCAATCGTTACATTTTATGCCTGCACTTTTACTCATTGTCCTTAACAAAGTAATTAGCAAATCATTAGTTATTTTTGTATTTTCATCATTTATAGCCAACCATAAATTGTCAAGAGCTTTCATAACCTCTGGGTCATCATGAAAAACTATAATAACTCTGTTTAAAGCCCTTGTAAGTCCTTGACAATTAATATCTAATGCATTTAATTTAGAGCCCGTCATTTGATACTTATAGCCAAATATATCATCTACAAGCTGTTGTTTTCGTCTCTTTTTCTCGGCTTTTGCATTTATAACAAGAGTTATGATAGTCGCCAATACCCCTGAAATAATCGCTCCAACCAATGTTATTGCAATTTGTTCTTTTGACATAAAAAAGTCCTCCCACATACATTTTCTTTCATCATACTACAAAACGCCCCGTATTTCTACAGGACGTTTGCAAAAAATGTATGTAGTTTGGATAGCTTCTCTTGAAGCTAATCGGAACACCAGGACTCGAACCTGCGGCTCGGATGAACGGCTCATGCTCCCTCCCGATCGGGGAGGTGTTCCGCGGATTGGCTGCAACTAAGCGTCCAGCCAGGGTCCTAACCCTGTTTTCGAACAGTGTCTTTCACCTTAACCGCCATTTTCTCTTCCACTGTGGAAAACAGTAAATAACAGCCGCTTACCTGCTAAACAGTAACAGTACCTTTGGCCATCGGTATGGTACTAACCGAATCAACCGCCAGGCTGTGACACCTGGCAGTCACTTGTCAGAAACTTTTCACCACACTTAAAGGATTAAGCCACCGGCTCCGCTGAGCCTTCGGCTTCATTGTTATCTTACAACGACAAATCCGACTTTTCCGACCTTTTTCATTTAATCCCACACTTTTTCAAGTAGGCATCTCGGATATGTAATCTCGGATAGTCTGGGCTCTGAGAATATCCGGTCTTGACAGCTATTCTCTCCCAGGTCATCCCATCCCGGTAAAACATTTTGAACACACATCTGGTCTGACCGTCTGGGATATCGTCAATCCATTTCTCAATAGCTGCCACCTGTCTTTTCTTCCTAGCAAGAGTCTTTTTCCGCCGGTTGTATTTTTCATAATCAAAACCAACTACTGTCTCCGGCTTCTTGGATCCGGCTTTGCCGTTGAGGATTACGCTATTCCCTAAGCCCTTGTCTGTCTCCCACAGTTCGTCTAACTCATACTCAAGAAATGGCAGCTCCCTTTTCAGCTTCTTGTAATTATCCAGGAGTTTCCTGGTTATCTTGACCTCTTCCAACGCTGTCACCTCCCACAAGCTGTTCGTATCTATGTACCCGCGCCAGAATTGCCGGTTCTGATCTGGCATCCTCCAGGAGCTTCCTGGCCTTGTCCGGGTTCATGCTTAATTCCTTGGCAACCTGCAGCACTCTCTTCTCATCAATCATCTGGCACCTCCACTTCTGGCCACAGCATCGGTACGTTCAAATTGCGAAAATATCCTCTGCATACCTGCCGTATCGCACAGTTAAATACGCAGTCGTGAATGTCATTGTTTTTACAGTAAATTCTAATCGTGTTCACCGCCTCAGTGGCTTTCCGGTCCGTTGCCTTTCCCTGCTTAGTCTCTGTCATCTTTTTCACCTCTATCCTTGTTTACGGCACTTAATGCCCAGGCAATCACACCAAAGGCTCCGATCAGCACGCCAACACCCATTGCAACGATTACATCTATCATCTATTTTTTCCTCCTCGGACACCACTTAGGACTTGTCTTAATTGTTATCTCTGTCGAATACCTCTCTGTTTTGCAAATCAATGTATCAGCTGGACAACTGACATGCTCCCTTACTTCTGGGTGTTTACAATACCAGCGATTAGGTCTTCCATTCATATCTTGAAACTCAGTATTTTCACATTTCCTACATTTTGGTATCATTTCCTCGCCTCCCAGCTCCGGCACTCCCTGCAGCGGATCTTACTGCTGCACAGGGTGCCCTTTATCATTGATAGCCTCGGACAGGTCGGGTGGACGTATACGATCAGCTCTCCCACCCTGCCGGTACTGTGTTTACAGGTTTTATATTTTTCTGCCATAGTCTCAGCTCCTTATCGTTTCATACAGTTTCTTCTTGGCGTTGTATTTCAGTGCAACAGGCATACCGCAGTTTATACAGTTCAGCTCGATCAGCTCTGCAGTCTCATTTGTGAAATATCTTGCCATACCACCGCATTCACAGTTAATAAATGCCAGTTTCAAATTCTTCAGGTCCGTCTTCTCGCCGCATTCTTTACAGCCATAATAACTAAGCTGATGTTTGGTACAGAAGGTCTTTGTCTTACCACAGTGTTCACAGCGGATATGTAAAAATCCGGTATATCCTCTTGGCTCCAGCGTCAGACTTTTATTGATTTCCATAGGCACTACCTCTGGTTCTTCCCGAACAGGCTCTTGGGGGGGCAGTTTTTCCGATGCTGCCATCTGATGCACAGTCTCTTTAAAATCCGGATTCTCCACAGCCGGCACCTCAACCAGGAAGCGATTTCTTTTCAGCATTTCTTCCAGCGGCTCTACTGTAAACGCCAGCTTATCAGCTTCCAGTGTCTCATCGTACATGACCAGGACTTTTCTCCCCTGGAGAAACTTCTTCAATGCGTCCTCTAACTTCATTTCCTGTAGCATAGCTTAATCTCCTCTTTTTCTTTTTGCCAGACATTCCAGCTGCCACACTACATCCAGCAGTGCGACTTCTACTTGCATCGTCTGGTATTGTTCTCTAATCTGGTGACAACGTTCTGCAACTCTCTCCCAGGCTCCATCATCTTCCGGAAGAATACCGTTGTACTCTTCATACATCTCCTGTACTTCCGGATATTCTTCCCAGAGAGCTTTTCGTTCCTGGGGCGTCAGCCAGATCATGGCAGCCTGTCGATCCGGACATAAATCCCAGGGACTTCCGCCCAGAACTTTTCCACGATCTCCGAAGCCACCAGTGCATCATCATCCCAGAAACCAACTTTCGTCATGCAGTCCTTTAATAGTTTCTGCAGATTGTCCGTATCCGGTTTGGAAAGTCTGTAGGTACCATCCAAATGTTTTCCCCTGGGGAAGCACCATTTTGTGATCAGCCTGACTCCACAGTGATATGGTTCATCTGGTACATGCTGACCAAGATATGCCACCAGTTTCTGTCTGGCTGCTTTTAATTCCGGTGGCTCATAGAACACTGGCTTTCCTCCGGCAACCCTGACCTGTTTTTCCTGATGGGTTACAGTCGGCGGAACCATTACCATGAAAAACTCATTGCTCATAAATTACTCCCCTTTTGGTTTTTGAATGCTAACTCTTAGTGCACAATCTAAATTTGTATCATCAGCAGAAAAAGAAATTTCTTTCATACCCTCTGCGATTAAGAGAAACGAACAGCTTTCATAAAATGGACTATATAATCCGCAGCCATAAGTCATGCATTCATTTTTCGCAAAAGGACAATAATACTTTTCATTCGTTTCCATTATTTTCATCCCCCTGTCAATTCTTCCTGTCAATTTTGCTTAGAGGTGTGTGTGTCAAAATTGGGTGTGTGTCAAATACCCCTATATATATAGGGGTATTTGACACCCCATTTTTTGACACCTCACTGCACCTATCAAATTAGTGTTTTTGACACTTTTGACACCACTGTCAAAAATGTCAATTTTATACTTTTTGACAGATTTGACACCTCGCTGTCAAATGTCATTCATTGTTTTTGACACCTTTGACACCTTAAAGATCATTCCATTTTCACGTTTAAATTCTTTTGAGCTGTCCACATATTTCTTAACTGTGTTTAAAGTAACACCCATATATGTGACCAGATCAGATATTTTCACACTGCCATTTCCGTCCATGTCATTCGCTTCAAACGCTAACCTCAGACTATCTTCCTTATCTTTTTTTCTTTCTTCTGGAGATTTTTGTTTTTTCTGCCATGCTGGCTTATCATCTTCCAACTGCAGATCTTTCAGGCTTCCCACCTGATCAATCCTGTGTACCGGATAATCGAACCACATATTGACCGGTTCGAACTTCGGAAATTCCCTTAGGGTTCCCTCAATTCTCCATGCAGTACGCGCCTGTACTGCCACTTTTGCAGCCGTTATCTGCTTATCCAGGGCTATTTTCTGCCATTTGTCCAGGTGTGCCTCACAGTAACCCAACATCTGCGTACTGCTCAGCAGATCGTCCTGTGAGAGGTCGTCCTGCCACTTATAATGCGCATCCAGATATGCCTTGCAGGTTCCACAGACCGCTTTATTTTCTTCCTGTTTCATCAATGCCTCTGTCGGCTCCAGCTCGATCAAATCCAGAAGTGCATCCGGATCACGGGCAAATACACCGGATCCAGAAGCGCGGTCCATGGACTTCTTACCGCCCTGATTTCCTTTGCTGTGATGATGACAGTAGATCACGGCACAGCCCAACTCTGTACACACTTTATCGAACTGGTTACAGAAGTTCGCCATCTGATCGGCACTGTTCTCATCACCAGTAATGACCTTATAAATTGGGTCTATAATGATCGCTACATAATTCTTCTTTGCTGCCCTTCTGATCAGCTTTGGTGCAAGCTTATCCATAGGTACAGACTTTCCTCGAAGGTTCCAGATATCAATATTCTGCAGGTTGTCTGGGACATAGCCAAGGGACTCATATACATCTTTAAAACGGTGAAGACAGCTTGCCCGGTCAAGCTCCAGGTTCACGTACATCACACGTCCCTGCGCACAATGCCACTGCAGCCACTTCTTGCCTTCTGCTATAGCGATACACAGCTCAATCTGTAGGAAAGACTTACCAGCCTTGGATGGTCCGGAGATGAGCATCTTATGCCCTTTACGTAGCACCCCGTCAATGAGACAGGGAGACAGCTCCGGAAGATTGTCCCAGACACTTTCTAGACCTTCCGGCTCCGGAAGATCATCATTCACACCTTCAATCCACTCATACCATTCATTCCAGGAGGATTTTCCTATGTTGGTATCCACAATGAACTGCTTCTTTTCCCCACGTTCTACACCTGGCATCCTGGACAATCTGGAAGGGTTCCGATTCTGGGTATCTACATCAATACCGTTCTTCTGGCAAACCTCATAGAGATAATCAACACGCTTCCTGTACTCGCTGTAATCCGCTGCATCCACCCTCACGATTGCGTGAAGGCTTTTCTTCCCGGAATACACCAGGCAGGCAATGGGAAGCTCCAGTTCACGCAGGATGGCGTTCTGCTGGTCAATTTCCATGTGGTCAGATTCTACAAGAGCATACCGGTAGTCTGTTACATTTTCGTTTTTACAGCCGTTTCCATCCAGTGGGTTGAAACGGATCCACGCGCCAGCTTCCGGATTGTAATCGCCAAGCACGGAGCCGATATCCCCTTTACAGGCATTTAGCTGCTCGATCAGCTGTCCTGCAGTACGGTCCCAGCTTCCCTTTTGCGGAAGCCATCTGGTACCTTTCTCGTCTGTCTTTTCCCAGCTTCCAGTTACATATCCTACGTTTTCCCCGGCTTCAAACAGGGTTTCCAAATATGTGATCAGCTGCTCTGCTGGGTTCCAGTTCTTTGGTTCCTGGATCTCCCTGCCTTCCAGCCAGTTCTTATCTACTACCACACGGTCGCTGTCTACCTGTATACTGTCGTTCCAGTCCAGTTCATGGCCTTTTTCCGGCACCCATCCGCGCTCCATTGCCATCTGTACAATAGTCCCACCAGTTACCGGAGAGGAGGAACCGGAAAAACTTCTCCACTTCTTCTCACATTCTCCAGCATGGTACCGTCCAAAGTCCTTCTGGCTCCACTGATCCCAGACACTTACCGGATAGCCTTCCAGTTTCAGTGCCATACCGACAGCGCACCATTCGGAATACGTCAATTCAGAAGGATTAATAAAATTAAGAATCTCCGTCAGATCATTCTTTTCCAATTTTCATCTCCCCTTGGTTCATTCTTTGTTGATGTGAATCTACCCATCTGCAATTCCATGGTGCATATGGTCCGTCATTATCAATTCTATCTATAGTACATTTTCCTCTGGGTGCATTTTCATCATATCCGTTACTATATGCCCATTCACGAAATATGGAATAATTATTCCATTCATCGCAAATATAAATTCCCCTGCCTCCATATAATTTGTAATGTGAATTATTATGATTGTTGCACCTTTGTCTCATACCAAGCCAAACATAATACAAGCGTTCACATCTATTATGAAGACATCTTGATTTTCCATGTGTTAAAGCAGGACGGTTATCACTAAGGAACTTTCGTCTCGCACACCCACAACTTTTTGTATGTCCACTAGTAAGTCCACACCTAGCAACAATTACAACATTTCCACAGTCACATTGGCACACCCACATTGAACCAGATTTTGCTTTTTTATCTGATTTTTTAACTACTGTTAAATGCCCAAAAGATCTTCCTCGTAAATCGCTTGTCCTCTGCTCCATGTTTACGCTCCTTTATATTCCTGTGGTACAATGTCGTTCGGGATCTTCCATCCATTCCCGGCAATCCTGTCAATTAAATTCTTGGCTGTGTCAAACTGCCAGGTACCCACATGCTGAAATCCTTTGCTTTCCAAATAGCGGATCTGCTTGGGCGTGGTAAGCCCCTCATTTTTCCGCTTGTCCAGACGGTCAAGGATCTTGGCTGCCTTGCCGGCATTCTCGATCTGGTCCGGCATGATGCCCAGCTTCTCCAAAGTATGCTTCTGTTTATCAGAAGGCGGTCCCATCTCCCAACCAAAAGACGGCACATAATTGGACAGGTCCTCTGCCTGGATGGACATTTCAAACTGCAGCGGATCCACCAGCCG